GCGCAGAACGTGAACGTTCTGTCGGAGTCGGTGCATTGGGATTCCACGCTTACCTTCAGCGAAGAGGAGTGCCTTGGGAATCCGCTCTTGCTAAGTCTGCCAACATGCGAATCTTTCGACATATTCGAAAGGGATTGGACGAGGCAAATCGAGAACTTGGAAAAGAAAGAGGCGAAGCACCTGACGCTACTGGGACCGGATTTAGATGCTCTCATGTTATGGCAGTCGCCCCTAACGCTTCGAGTTCTATCATCATGGGAAATACATCACCATCCATTGAACCTTGGCGAGCCAATGCATACCGTCAAGATACTCTTAGTGGCGCCTTTTTAAATAAAAATAAATATCTTGATAAATTAATTCACAAAAAATGTCAAGAAGATTCATCATTAGATTACGATAAAATCTGGTCATCGATTATTGCCAACGATGGTTCAGTTCAACATTTGAAATGTCTTGATGATTATGAGAAAGAAATATATAAAACGTCGATGGAAATTGATCAACGTTGGGTGATTGAACATGCTGCTGATCGACAAGAGTTTATCGATCAAGCACAATCGCTCAATGTTTTCTTTAGACCAAATGCTAATATTTCTTATATTCATGCCGTACATTTTCTTGCTTGGAAAAAAGGTTTGAAGACAATGTACTACTGTCGTTCTGAAAAGATTGGTAAGGCGGATAAGGTTTCTCGACAGATCGAACGGGAAATTATTAAGGAGATTGATATGTCAGCGATTGCCGCTGGTGAAGACTCTTGTATTGCTTGTGAAGGGTAAAGTAAAATAAATGTCAGGTAAATTTAATCAAAAAAAACATGATAGTCTCAAACTCCAAGACAATCGCGATTACTTCAAACCGTTTCATTATCCTTGGGCATATGATATGTGGCTCAAGCATGAGCAAAGTCACTGGTTGCATACCGAAGTACCAATGCTTGAAGATGTAAAAGACTGGAAAAATAGACTATCAACAGAAGAGAAATATTTTCTTACAAACATCTTTCGGTTCTTTACACAATCAGATATTGATGTTGCTGGTGGTTATGTAAAGAATTATTTACCAGCGTTTCCACAACCAGAAGTTCGAATGATGTTGACTGGATTTGCTGCTCGTGAAGCATTACATATCGCTGCTTATTCACATCTGATTGAATCACTTGGTATGCCAGAGACAACTTACAATGAGTTTCTTGAATACGATGCGATGAGAGAAAAGCACGAGTACTTTGTTTCTAAAGTAGATAATGGTGCTATTCTTCCTGTAAAGATGGCTGCTATCTCTGCTTTCACTGAAGGTCTTGCTTTGTTCAGTTCCTTTATCATGTTACTAAACTTTCCTCGACACGGTAAGATGAAAGGTATGGGTCAGATTGTTACATGGTCAATCGTTGATGAAACGATGCATGCTGAAGGTATCATTAAACTGTTTCGAACATATGTTGAAGAGAACAGAGAGATTTGGACAGATGAGACAAAGAGTCAAATCTATTCTATCGCAACGAAGATGGTAGAGTTAGAAGATAAGTTTGTAGACCTAGCATTTCAAATGGGAAAAGTTGAAGGTCTACGTGATACAGAAGTCAAAGAATATATCCGTTATATTGCCGACCGTCGATTGATCTCGATGGGTATGAAGGGTATTTTTAAAATCAAAAACAATCCTTTACCTTGGGTGGAGGCAATGATTAACGCCCCAACGCATACAAACTTTTTTGAGAATAGAGCCACAGATTATGCGAAAGGTGCACTAACAGGTTCCTGGGATGAAGTGTGGGCGTAAGGAGAAAAGATGGAAAATCAAAAACAACAAGTATCATGTTATAGTTGTGGAACAGATTATATCATTATAAGTGAAGAAGAAAATATCGAATACTGTCCTTTTTGTGGAGCAGAAGCCTATGAATCAGATATCGATGAATGGGAACCCCAAGATGAAGATGAGTATGAATGAAAATATTGGTAATGGGATTACCTGATGCTGGTAAAACATGGCTAGCAGAACAACAAGTAAAAGAATTTGTTAATGACATGGTATTATAATGGAGAACCGTTTACCAGTGAGATGATTGAAGACTACATTGGATTCGTATATGAAATTACTGACACTCGTAATGGTATGAAGTACATCGGTAAAAAAGGTTTAATTTCAAAAAGAAAACTCCCTCCTCTCAAGGGAGCAAAGCGAAAGAGAACGAAGATTGTTGAAACTGACTGGCAAGATTATTATGGCTCGAATGAAACTGTCAAGGCATTAGTAGAAGAACTTGGTCCAGAAATATTTCATCGAGAGATTATTAGATTGTGTAAGTCGAAAGGCGAACTAAATTATTATGAAGCACAACGGCAATTTGAAACAGACTGTCTATTGAAACCTGATGAATATTACAATGCATTTATTGGAGTTAAAATAAATCGCAGTCATCTATTGACGAAGAATGAAAAATGACTTATAATGAATTTGATTATCGTGAAGAAAATCCTAATGAAAGTTGGGATCAGTTTATAGTTCGTAAAATGATAGAGAAACGTAAAATGATTAAATCACAGGCTGCTTATGATGCATTAATTGGTAAACGCGATGACGTTTATCCTTGTCGAGAAGATGTTCCTAATGAATTGTGGGGTGAACCCATTCCTATTTCAGAAATCTATATTTTAAAAAATAATATAAGAGAGTTGCAAGAACAGTTACAAAAAGCATACCAACGTATTGCTGAATTAACAAAATGATTATTATTTCTTGACCAAATATATTACACTTAAAAGATTTTGAAAATGTTGTGAAGGAAATTAAATATAATGTTAGTGGGTAAAGTATGGGGAACTACAGAATCGATTCTTGTTACTCCAATGATTGAAGTTCATAGAATTAAAGTTAAACCACAGATGAAGTGTTCTTTTCATAAACACGAACGTAAATGGAATATGTTCTATTGTGTACATGGTGTCATGGAAATTCATGTTCGTAAAAATGCATATGATCTTGTTGATGTAACAACTCTTAAACCTGGCGAATACACATCAGTTAAACCTGGCGAGTATCATTGGTTTGAAACAAAACTGAATGATGCAGAGGTTCTTGAGATTTATTATCTTGAACCGATTACCGAAGATATCGTTCGTGAAACTGTTGGTGGTTCAGTAAAAGATAACAATACCTCATATTTCGAGAAAAAGGATATTACTTTTTGATTGAACAAATATTTTATGGGTATATGCCAAACAATGTTTTATCATCAAAATTAAAAGAAACTTTTGTAAGTCAATGTGATAAACTTGGATTAGAATATACACTTCACGAAAATTTTGATCATGTAGAAGATACATCAAAACTTTATGAATCACTCGGAACTTATCGTAACGGTGGACCTGGCGGTTCAGGGACAGCATCAAATTTTTGTAGTATTATAAAAATGTGGACAATGGCTGCGAAATCGAATAAAACAACCGCTTTCTTTGAACATGATTGTTTTCCGCTTGTTGACTTTACAAAAATAGAAGTACCAGAAGATTCTATTGTTTGTTTGGGTCCAAGAGTTCCAAGTTTAGATTATTATACACCAAAAAAACAACCAACCACTTTGATTAAAATAAAAAATCATGCTGGTGGTCATGGTTATGCTATGACTCCAAACACAGCTAATAAATTATTAAATCATCTATATGAAAATGGCGTACAAGACAGTCACGATCAATGGTTGTTTATGAGAATTAAATCAAACAACATAACTAATTACATGAAACTTGATTTATATACAGTTGATCCTCCCCCATGCGTATGTGTATATGGGAATGAAGATGGAAGTATTATGGAAACAACAAGGTCAGCCGTAGACAAAGTTCAACCAACATATAATTTTTATGAAACGCCAGGATTCATTGAAGGAAAAAAATAATGAAACCAGTTCCTGAGTGGGCAACTAAACAGTATCCCAATATTGAAATTCCAGTACAGATCAACAAACTAAACATTCAAGGTGATAGTTCTGATTATCATGTTTTATGGAATGCTGCCCAGAAGATTAAAGGCGTTGATGGTCTTATTCTAGAAATTGGTGTTCGACTTGGTATGGGCACTTTCACTATTATGAACTCTTGTCTTGCTAACGATGATAAACATCGTCGTTATTTTGGTATCGATTGTTATGGTGATATTCGTAAACAGTATTCGAACAAATTAAAAATTCACGCTAAGTATAATTTAATGGCAT